GCTGAATCTTCATAATTTCTATATTGCCCCTTGAAGGTTCTTCAATGTCTTTTTTAAGTTTAGCCATTGCCATAGCCTGTTCTTGAGCCTGTAATTGAGCTTGTTGCTGCTGAGATTGAGCAGCCTGTGCCTGAAGCATCTTTTTCCTCTGCATCCATTCATTAGCTTTTTCTTTTAACTGATCGATCCCACGCATTTCAATATTATCCAAAAGAGTTGGTAGACCTTCTTCATTAAAGAACTGAGCAAATCCCTGATTAGCCTGTGAAAGTGCTATAACTGTTTGCAAAGCCATTTCCTTTTGCATAGCAAAATTAACACCAGCTTCAACTTTAACCTGTAAAGTATTTGGATCGTAATTCATATATAGAGACCCTTTCTTATTAATCTCTACAAATCCACGCTCTCCATTAGGTTTTAATATAGGCAAGCTTCTTGGCGTTCTAGTATATTTAGGAAATAGATCAAGATAAATTTGAGCAACCCTATTTAATCCCTTTATATATCCAATAATATATGGAACCGATGCACCGTCACCTTGAATAGCGCTTCTCGCAAATGCAATACCTGACATAGCGCCATTATTGATTCCTTGGGATGCATCATAAACACCTAAAATGGTTTGGGTCATTTCATCTGACATTCTGAAAGTATCGGATATCTGAGGAGGAATAGGTGTTCTAACAACTTCGCGAGGAGGAGGAAGAGTTACATTGGGATTATTTGTATCCAGAAAATGATTGTACATTAAAGTATCGGCTTTCTGAACATTCTGATAAGCATCCTGATAATCTTCAGGAACAGATTCAATTGCTACAACAAACTTATGCTGAACCGTATTTTCAAGCTCTTTACCAAGAGATTGACCTGCATAATTCTTTAATCGTTGAATACCTTCAGCATGATATACATAAGGTCTTGTCATCTGGGTATAGGCACCAGCATCCTTGATAATAACGCTATTACCATCAACAAATACCAAAGGAAGGTACTTGTAGTCTGTTTCCTTATAGGAAAGAACACGGCTTTCACAAAAACGATATCTACAGATATATTCAATTAACGTCTTTCTTTCATTAACTACTACAGGAGGTTGGGCAATATTCCCCTCTTCCTCCCATCTTTCCAGTAGTTTTTTATATTCATCCTTTGTAACAGTATGGCCATTTGAAAGTTTACAAACAGTAGCTTTTTTCTTTTTCTTTTCATAAAAATCACATACCAAAACTATCTTTTCTTCTTCATTTGCAAATGACCAATTAAAACCGGAAAGACTTCTGGTATAGGTCATTTCTTTTGCAATATCCTCTCCAAATTCTTCCTCAAATTGCTTTTTAGTCATAGGATAAAGTTCAGCGCAGAACCTACCATCACCTTTATGAGATTTTCTAGCCAATGGATCAAACACAGTCAGAGTCGGATCAAATACACGCTCCACACAGATATTTTGCTCAAAGGACATTTCATTGACATATTCAGTGTAAACGCGCATGACAGAGAAACCACCTGCCAATAAATCTGAATAAATGTTGTAATCCAACATATCGTTAGCGCCATCAAAGAATATGGCACGCAAATGAGCTTCCATGACATCCAAAGTCTCAGAAAACTCTTTGGTCAGCATGTTTAATGGAATACCATCAGCAGCACGTACTGTTAGAGCAGGTTGCTGTTTGGCAAATTCTCCGCGCTTTCTCGATACAAATGACTCAAGGATATTAAACTCAAGGGTAGGACTACCTATATCAGCCAGTGTTTGGGCTTCTCCGTCCTTTAAAGATGATTTGAATACAAATTTAACAAACTTTTCAAATCTTTCGACATTTTTAGAGTTGGCTTTCTGGCCTTCCTCGACATAATCCTTTAATTCCTTTAAACGATCACAATGAACTTTCGCTAAGTCTCCCATTGCGTATGGCTCCTGCCTTTATTTTCTGTTGAAGAGACTGGTTCATCTTGAACGCAAACCTCTTTTTCGCTTCCATGCGAGTATCAATATTGTAAATAGTTTTCTCAATTAAAGCGATACGAATAGCATCTGAAAGGGTATCTGCTATATCATCAAATCGATGAGAGTCATTAGCAGTTATCTTTGACATGTGAGCTAGGCATAATGGAATATGTTTTGCATTATCGGTAAATGATATACGTTTAGATGCAACATATGGCTGTATTTCGAGAAATCTCTGTGTCTTCGATCCAGATGCCTTTGTGCGTTCAATCTCTCTTATTGATACTCCCCTTAAATCACGAAGAACATTAACTAGAGTTACGCCAGTTGACTTCTTTTCTATAGCAGCCATCAATGGTGGCGTTGGATGAAGCGTGCAATTTGCGTAAAAATCAATAAAAGCTTCTTTTAAATCCTTTGGTTCAATTCTTAATTCCATGCAATCTATCCAATGAAGACCGATATCCCCTGTCTTTTTACCAAATGTTTCAATTTCATAAACCCCCCAAAAACTAAAGACAGTCGCATCATTCCAGCTCTTATCAGTTTCAGCGGTATCAGCCGTAATAAATGTAGATATTAATTCAGGTTCATAGGGTAATTTTACAAACCAGTCTGGTTTAAATAAAGCGCCACCTGCGGGAACTGGATCTTGTTGATATTGAGATGCAAAAACATAAGGAGACTTTTCTTGCAACGCTAATAATTTTTCTCTCGGCATCATCTCAGGATAAAGAGCATTACCAGACTCATCCAATCCTTTAAGAATTGTTGAATGCCACTCATCAGTGTCTTTTCCGCTCAGTAAATACTCTGTCAAATCCTGTTCATGAACACGTTGTCCAACATATATAATAGGGACGTTAATACCGCGAACACGCTGACGAATTGTCTCATCGTAATTGTTGATAACACCTTGTCGAATAGTATCAGAATGCGCCTCATCCGGTTTATGTGCATCATCAAGAATAACAGCCCCGCTAAATCTATCCAGTCCAGGTAATCCACCATCCTGCCCTGTAATAGCACCCGAACTACCAAATGCCTTTATTGCCCCTCCCTTGGTGGTTTTGAATGAATCCCTAGCTCTGCTATTAGGATCAATATAAACATCAAACAAATAGCCATACATTCGGGAAGAAACAATAGACTTAATAAATGCAGTATGTTTGGATGCAAGCTCATGCCCATATGAAATATAAAGAAAGTTTGAATCAGGATATTCAGCCCAGCACCATGCAATAAACATAGAAACGAATGTGGATTTCCCACAACCGGGCGGCAAGTTGATTATCTCACGTAATAATTCAAGCCGTTTAATTTGTGTAAGTGAACGGCACACAGTAATATGATGCGACTCCCGTCCGACGGGGCATGATACGATGAATTCCCGTCCCGTGATGTACTGAAAAAAATAACGAGTGAACTCAAGCAAAGAACCGCGCAGGCGAGAAGCCATTTCTTCTTTTTCATAGTCTATTGTCATCCTTGACGTCCATGTCAAAAATTAATGTTATTTACTTTTCATTATCACACTTATTACGAGAAATTTTAGGATATGAAGAACTTTTTAAAATAATTTCGCACGTACACTCTTGGCAAACAGCAATGAAAGAAGGTTGAATATAAAAAGAATTACACCCACAATTAGAACATTCCATTGTTTCAAGAGGTGCTTTTAATGCAATTATATTATTCAATCAACATCCTTGTTAATTAATGATCATTTATACGAAATACATGTTAAATTACCGCAATGAACGCCGTTGCATATGTTGCATTTAATGCTTGTTTGAGAATATAGCGGAACAGAATCAACTGGTGGCATATCAGTTGATACAAAATACTTTGAACAACAACATTGTTGACTAAACGGTGCATTCATCTTTCTACAGCGTGGGCATTCCCATGCCAAATTGGATGTATAAGGTTCCATCTTATAAGTACCTAATTGGTATTTATCCATTCAATGACGCCCATGTCAAAATTAATTTTTATCTTTCTTCAATAAGGCGGCACAGGGAAGGCATTTCACCCTCCGCGGAATAGGGAATTCCGTGACCGTCATCTATCAACGAGTTTCCTCTCCAGTCCCTACGACAGTCGCTCACGTTGTGAACCTCCTGTGCCATAAACTATTAAATTTCAATATTTTCTACTAAATTTATAAAATCATTTTTTGAAAGTTCTTTTAATTTTTCCCAAAAATTTTCTGAAGCCATTTCATGAGTCCATATAGGATGACCAAATTTTTCTTCAGCATATTTATGAAACTCAGGAAACAATTTTCCACCAAATGAAATTCCTGTGAAAGCAGTAATTATTGCTGTTTCTCTTTTGTTCATAAAAAATCCTAAAATGGCGGGGTATCTCCTACATCGCGTTACCTCTCATTCGGTAACCTCGTGCACCTGTCCCAATTAGATTAGGAACGATTAGGTTTGTTTGGCCTATACCCCATAAAATGGTGGCCTATTTTCACAAAACATCATCCGACTCTCATGGAAAGGATTAGCACCCCTACAAGGACTAATTTATAGTTTTAGTATCTTTGGCCGCAATTGGTGACTCTCTACAATCTCGTATCCGATTCGGAATAGATAATGTCGTCTGGCCAAATTCATTATCGCTTCTCCTAATCTTGGAGCCCGTCAAACTATCGCGCGTAACATCGAGAGTCATAAACTGGTGGAAATCAATAGCCCCAAGGTGTCCTGGTCATTCAGAGGCTTTGCTGTGTCTTTTTCAACACTCCCCAAAGTGGTTACGCCACTACGTGATTTCCATAAACTGGTGGGACTAGAATGTACCTTGCGCTCATCTCGCTTCATATACCTCCTACATTCGCTCTTTATCGGACAAAGGTATACTACTCAGGTGGCAAGCTGCCATCGCGGGTTTTGCTCTAGTCCCATAAACTGGAGACAACCGGCAGGATTTTCACCTGCAACCTCTCTGGATACCCTAACAGTAACGGGTTAGAAGGCCGATGCTAGGTTTCGCCCGAAGGCACAATCAGAGACTCTTCGATAAGTAGTCATATGCCCATGTGTTGCTATGCCTATGTGCTACCTTCTTTTTGAGCTTCCAGTACCATAAAATTACTCTTCTTCCTCACCGTGTTTCAAAAACATATCAATAAACTCTTGAAGAGTTTTAATGACAAAATGTAATACAAACATAATATTTTCTTATGATTATCATATCTTAATTAATTGATTTCTATGGTTTAAATAAATCTTACTCATTAATAACCCCAGCTTTTATTAATTCAATATAGACGCCCATTTCCATCCTAGATTGAAATCTAGCTCCAACAGTCGAAGATTTACCATGATCATCATAAAGCTGTTGAAAAACTTTTGGATAATGCTTTTCTAATTCATCGCATAAAACTTTTACAGATTTTTTTATTGCTTCAGGATAATCAGCCATTTGGTAATTCCATTAATTTATTTTCTAAAAGGTAAATTAACATTTCAGAACGTGCATTAGCTTCGTTAGTATCATAACATCCTTTCCCTAATCCACGATAATGACCTTTATCTATCCAATAGTCACATGAATAATTAATTTCACCAATTTTTTTTCCGACTGGAATTATATATTTTGAAAAATTAATATTAGATATATTTCCATCAATATTTCCATAAGCAGGAAGCATTTCGCCAAGCTCTGCGACTGTGAACGCAGAAAAATGCATGTCTTTTCTAAAAGTCGATATTTTTGTATGATCAGTAATTTCCCACTCAAGTGTTTCTTTACCGTAAATAGGATAATGCCAGTAAAAATAACTATCCTGTTTAACCCCAAGCTCTTTTAATCGATTGGACAATACGAATGAACAAACTTGATCTTCAATATTCATTTTTTATTCAGCCATTCAAGTTTCTTTTCAAGAATAGCAATACCTTTTGCTATGTCACCATTTTGTGATCCCCATCCTGCCTTTTGGTCGTGATTATATTTGGCTTCCAATCCTGTAAGTTCAATTTCTAATTTTCTGATAAGGTAATTTTTAATAAATTTAAACATTGATATTCCTATAGTATTTATCCCACTCAAGCCGCGATTGCCGTAAACTTTTACTCTTTCAAGTTTAATCCATATTTGCTTAACATTTCATTAATTTCATTTAATGACTTCTTTCCAAAGTTGGGTTGGGATAACATATATTTAGAACTTAAACTTATTAAGTCAGAAATTTTATTTACATTAAAGACTTCTTTAATATATCTAATAGTTCTTGGCTGCAAATAAGTATCTCTTATATCTATATTTAGAATATCAATTTTTTCATTATCACAATCCTGATTTTTTTTACAAAAACAACAAGGATTCCATGGAGCATTTATTCTTCCACACCTAAAACACTCCCAAGCTGATTTTAAATTTTCCATTGATATCCTTAATAATTGGTGCTGGTTTCATCCCCCTTACCAGCGAAAGGGTCAATGGAGTATAAGGACTCCTGGATTCTTTACTTATTCAAATATTCAAGTTTCTTTTCTAGAATAGCTATTTGTTTTTTTATATCTGGAAGCTCACTATAATAACCTCCCAGCTCAACCATAGCCTGGTATTTTGCAATCAATCCAGCTAGTTCAATTTCAATCTTTTTATTTCTATAATTTTTTATGAATTTAAACATTTTAATCAATCCATCTTATTAAATCTGAAAATAGTCTTGCAGCTAAAATAGCTGACATCATTCCTATAAATATTAAAAAAGGCATCAATATAAACCAAAGATATGTCATATCATCCCCACACTATTCCTGTTCCATCACAAGATTCACATTTATTATACAAACGACTTATAGACTCACAAATTCTATTTCCATTACAAATAGGGCACTTGTGAGGAACTTTTTTATACTTATCATCCAATGAAACACGAATCTCATCCAGTAAGTCCTCATATTTGTTTTCAAATTCATTTATCCAATTTCTATAATTCTTAAAATTCTGTATTTCAGAATTTTGTAAATTTTTAACTAATAATTCTAATTGATGAATCCGTTCATCATGATTCAAAAACTTAAGAAGCTCTTCTAAGCATTTTAATCGTTCATGAATTTTTTGTATTTGATCTTCTAAAGCTTGATTTCTATTATTTTCTATTTCTTTAATAGTATTATA